TTCTGCAGATTTGAGTTGCGTGATTTTAATCCTGCAGATCTTTATCGCAAAGATTCTGCAAATTACCAAGCCTACTTGGCAAGTAAGCGTCCTCGTAGACCTTACCAAGGTAATAAGCCACGTTTTGAAGGTCGTAGTAATAACTACGAAGGTCGAAACAATAACTACGATCGCAGAGGTCGTTGATATGGCACGGGTTTTCCTAGTCGACCTTGAGGCAGTAGAAACTCGTTACACAGGCGAGTGGAAAACCCACCTTCCTGCACTTCTTAAAAAGAGAGGACACGATGTTCAAATTATATCTGGCCCTACGGATATTCCTAGTGCAACCACTCCTGGCGCTTTTCTTAATTTTGGTGGCACCAATATATATAAGTCTAGTCAAGTTGAGCAAATGGGTCGGTTGTTTTGCAATGGATCAGTGGCTCCTAATGATCACTTTATCTTTACTGATGCTTGGCACCCTGGCATCATAAACTTAAAATATATGAGTGAGCTTTTACAGATTCCTGTAAAAATTCACGCATTGTGGCACGCCGGATCATATGATCCTCAAGATTTCTTAGGTCGACTTATTGGTGACACTCCTTGGGTTAGACACTCAGAAAAAGCATTCTATCACGCAATCGATTATAATTGGTTCGCTACAGAATTTCATATCGAAATGTTCTGTAAAAATCTGTTAGGTTATGAAAACTCCAACATTGTTAGAGAGTTTGCCAAACATAAAATTATGCGTACAGGTTGGCCAATGGAATATATGGTAGATACCTTAAGTATGTACAGCGAAATGGAAAAGAAAAACATTATTCTTTTCCCGCATCGTATTGCTCCAGAGAAACAAGTCGATATATTTTATGACTTAAAAGAACAACTTCCTCAATATGAGTTTATTGTTTGTCAAGAACGTCAACTTACAAAAAACGAATATCATAATATGCTAGGCGAATCTAAACTAGTGTTTAGTGCTAACCTACAAGAAACACTTGGAATTAGTTGGTACGAAGGTGCTATTACTAAAACTATTCCTATGGTTCCAGACAGACTCAGTTACAGTGAAATGGCATTAAAAGATTTTTCTTATCCTTCAGAGTGGACAGAATCTTTTAATTCTTATAGGGCACATAGAGGAGCAATAGTAGATCGAATTGTCCATTATATGGAAAATTACGAATCCTATCTACCTCGCCTAAATAAACAGGTAGATCGTTTAACTAAGAATTATTTTAGTTGCGATAATCTCTTAGAGATGCTAAAATAACTTATTATGTCATCCACGACATTAACTCGGAGAATTTAATTGAAATTAAAAAAACAAGAAACAGCACTAGACGCTATGGCAGGCGATGGTGGCTATGAAGAAGCATACTTAGGCGATCATCTTCGCTTTAAAATGAAACGCGAAGGCAAACGTTTTTGGGCTGGTGACAATATCAGTGATTATGTCAGCGAAGAAGATAAAGAAATCTTAATTGAAGAAGCAACTGAAGCATTTGAACTAGTTCTTGATCGTTTGCTAATCGATCGAGAAACAGATCCTAACTCAAAAGGTACAGCACGTCGACTGGCTAAGATGTACTTCAACGAAATTATGGCAGGTAGATATGACCCATCACCAAGCGCAACAGCATTTCCAAATGACTCAGAAGATCGCTACGAAGGTATGTTGGTGGTACGTAGTGAGTTGCGCTCTATGTGCAGTCATCATCATCAGCCCGTTAGTGGTGTCGCTTACATTGGCATCATCGCCGCACAAAAACTTATTGGTTTGTCTAAGTACACTCGTATTGCTCAGTGGTGCGCTCGTCGCGGTACCTTACAAGAAGAACTAGCCAACGATATTGCTAGAGAAATAGAACGTGCCACTGCTGCATCCGACCTCGGTGTTTACATCCAAGCCACTCACGGTTGTTGTGAAAACCGTGGTATTATGGCACATAGTTCTTTAACGCAGACTACAGTATTGAAAGGTGCGTTTAAAGATGATCCAGGTACAAAGAAGGAATTCTTTGATAACATTAAACTACAACAGGAGTTTGCACCGCGATGAGTAATTCCGTAGATATGGCTAACGATTTAATTAATCGTGCTAAAAATTTAAAGAAGTTTGAAGTAAAACGTATGCTAGAAGATGGCATTCTGTTTAATGGTCCTGTACCTTTTGATATTAAGGGCAAAGACGATTGCTATTGGATTTATGCGTATGCAGTTACCCAAGAAGAAGCAGAAGCAACAGTTGATGCTTGGTTAAAGGATCGTGTATGAAATGGTTTCTTAATCTCTTAGAACGTATGGGTCGTAAACGTATTGTTATGGATCGTGAAGCTGACGAACCATATTTAGAACGCTACTATCTATTTCTAAAAGATAGAGACCGTTTTCCATTTAACATTTTCCTACACAAGTTTTTAAAAGGTGATCCAGATGATCTTCACGATCATCCCTGGCCTTATGCCACACTTATTCTAAAAGGTGGTTATTGGGAAACTACTCCAGAAGGTCGCTTTTGGAGAAGACCTGGACACTTTAGAATTTGTAAGGCAAAAAGTTTTCATCGTGTAGAATTAGAACCGGGCGTAGAATGTTGGACAATCTTTATGCCAGGCCCTAAACAACGTGAATGGGGATTTGATGTTAACGGTAAATGGGTACAACACGAACAATATTTAAAAACACGATATGAACAAGCACATAATTAATTTTAATGAATTTACAGTAAACGTTAGTAAAATTTGCCGTAGCTTTGGTACTTGGCGACCTGATTACATTGTAGGACTTACACGGGGAGGTTTGCTCCCTGCTGTTATGATTAGTCATTGGTTAGATGTGCCAATGCACTCACTCAATGTAAGCCTACGTGATCATACAGCAAGTGAAAGCAATCTATGGATGGCTGATGATGCATTTGCAGGTAAACAGATTCTTATTGTAGACGATATTAACGATAGCGGTGCTACACTTAATTGGATTATGGACGATTGGCGTAGCAGTTGCTTTCCTCACGATGAGCGTTGGGATATGATTTGGAACAATAGTGTACGCTTTGCTGTAATTGTAGATAATCTTGCCAGCGGGTGTAATGTTAAAATGGACTATGTTGGATTTGAGGTCAATAAGGCAGAAAACGATGTTTGGATAGAATTTCCTTACGAAGATTGGTGGGCAAAATGATCGACGCACAGGTTAAGGTACATTGCACAGATGCAGGTAAAGATTTTGATATGCACGTTTTAGGTTACAAACCTAAAGCATTTTTAGAAGTTGCTTTTCAAACTTTAAAAATTAAAATGGTATATAAAGAGAATACTAGAGCGTTTGTTGGTAGCCTAGGTGGGAGAGAATTTGTTATTCGCGAAGATTCTCTACCAAAAGAAAATAAGGGATATTGATGGGTAGAACTTTATTCATTGGAGATAGTCACACAATGGGCTACACTTCAGTTTTGAACAGTAAAGGCGTAGGCAGTTTTAGTCAATGGAACGATAACAACTATGCAGAAATTTACAGTAAATTAAACAATAAGCCAGTCATTGTTTATGCTATGTCTGGTGCATCAAACAGATTATATACCGATTGGCTTATATCGATGTTTAATTTGTACGATGACATTGATGAGGTCTTTATTTGTCTAGCATCATTTAATAGATTCATTATAGCATACGACGATATTTCTAAAGAAGATTGTATTCCATCTGATTATTTCACTTTCAAGTGCGATTCAGACGATGAAAATATTCATAGATATATGGATGCAATTGTTAGAGAAAAATCAATGCAGCTATTAAACAAGTCAACTTACGACGATTACGGAAATTATCCGGGTGTTGAATTTAGTGCTACTGATGGATTAATTGTTCCGGATCTTCGAAAACATACATATATGCAGGTTAAATTGTTTTTCGAACTTAATACCTATGTAGAAAAAAGAGAATTTTTAAATTGTGTTTACACCTGGGATAATATCTGCGCAGACCACGGAGTGCCTTTACATCTGTTTAATTTTACAGATAGATTAAAATTTCCAACGCAGTTTGACTATTACGGAAAACTTAAAAATACTAGAATTGCTTCTAAAACAGTTCAATCATTTACAAAGCAATTAGGGTTTAATCACGAAAATTTTCTTATTGAAGATAAAGAACACTACAATACTAGCTATCACGAATTAGTTGCCAAACATTATATTCCATGGTTAACCAGTTTAAAAAAATATTAATTGCTGGAGATAGTTTTTCAGCAGTTTGGCCTGATTCAAACACAGGCTGGGTTAATCTGTTGGCTAAAGATTACGATGTTACTAATTTATCAGAACCTGGAATAAGCGAATACAAAATTCTAAAACAAATAGAAAGTGTAAACACGACATCATTTGATGTTGTGATAGTCAGTCATACAAGTCCTAGCAGGGTTCATACAAAAAATCATCCTATACAAAAATCAGGATTTAGAAAAAATTGTGACTTAATATATCACGATATCGAAAATCATTTTAATCCTTTTAACTTTAATCTATTGTCAGCTAAACTATTTTTTAGATATCACTACGACGACGAATATCAAATTGATATCTATAATTTAATTCGAGACAAAATAAACAATTTAATAAAAACAAAATATATTAGTATTTCGCATTTAGAGATTGCTGCCGAATTAGCCATAGAAAAATATCATACAGATTTTTCAACTCTTTGGAGCAAAGAAAGAGGTTACACAAATCATTATACTGACAACGGTAATAAAATTGTATATAATATAATAAAGGAACTTATAGAAAAATGACCGATATAAACAAAATATTTCCCGCCGAGCCTAGTTTTATCGAAGATTCTAAAGCGCCGTGGACAGAACTTATAGAAGAAGATTATCACGTAAAAGTATTTCGTGATATCTATCCGGTAACAGAGGGTCATCTTTTATTTGTACCTAAATATAATACCGTTGCTGTTCTAATGGATTGTTTTGAAGATGCAGTTAGAGACGGTATTAAGAGAGTACAACAAGGCGAATGGGACGGATTTAACATAGGTATGAATTACGGCCCAGCTGCTGGACAAACAGTTCCTTGGCCACACGTTCATCTTATTCCAAGACGTAAAGGTGATATGGAAGACCCCACAGGAGGTGTTCGTCACGTTATTCCAGAAAAAGGAAACTATCGTAAATGGTAACCATTAATGTTCCGTGGAACGAAAAAACAAATAATATGCCATTTTGGAATAATGTAACTGCAACTATTGTAGAAAAATTTGGATTGCCAGGAGATAGATATAGAACTGAAGTTAGTACAGAATGTATGAAATTTCATTTTCATAATGAACACGATGGACTTATGTGCAAGATACTAGTAAGTGAATACATATGAAAAACATTCTTGTTGTAGTTTCAATTTTTGCTATATTTTTTATTTTAATTTTAGTAGGTTCTAAGCAACCTCAAACAAGAATATACGATTGCGGAATGGCAGAATGGCATCCGGATATTCCCAATAAAGTTAAAGAAGAGTGTAGAAAATTACACTACGAGCATTGGAAGAAAGAAAATGACGAAAAAAATAGAATCTAAAAGTTGGACCCTTAATGTTGAAGAAGATCCTGAAACAGGAGATTGTATATTACCATTTCCTCCAGACCTATTAAAAGAAGCAGGTTGGAAAGAAGGCGATAATTTAATTTGGATCGATAACGAAGATGGCACTTGGAGTTTGATCAAAGAAGACTTGACAAATTTTGTAAAAAAAGGTATAATAAACAATGAGTAAAATTAAAATCGCAGAGCTGTTTTACAGCATTCAAGGTGAAGGCCGCTATATGGGTGTGCCTTCTGTTTTCTTACGTATATTTGGTTGCAACTTCAAGTGTGCCGGGTTTGGTATGCCTAGAGGTGAACTAAGCACAGAGGCAGATGATATTGTTATTCAACACAAGAGATCTCCTTACGAAAAATACGAAGCATTGCCGTTGGTATCTACAGGTTGTGATAGCTATGCTAGTTGGCATCCAGAGTTTAAAGACCTAAGTCCAATGCTAACTAGCGATGCTATTGCTGAACGCATTATGGAAATTCTTCCACACAACGAATGGCAGGACGAACACCTAGTTATCACAGGTGGTGAACCTTTGCTAGGTTGGCAACGTGCCTATCCAGACTTGTTGCGTCATCCCAAGATGACAGGTCTAAAAGAAATTACCTTTGAAACAAACGGCACCCAAGAACTGTCAGAAAGTTTTAAAGATTATTTGTTAGAATGGACAATGCCTCATCCAGATTACAACAAAGAAATTACATTTAGTGTTAGTGCTAAATTACCTTGCTCTGGAGAAAAGTGGGAAGATGCTATTCGTCCAGAAATAGTTTGTGATTATCAAAACTGGGGTTATGTATACTTAAAATTTGTAGTAGCCTCTGAGGAGGATTTGAAAGATGCAGAACGAGCTGTTAAGGAATATCGCGAGGCAGGTTTTACGGGCCCTGTTTATATTATGCCTGTTGGTGGAGTTGACAGCGTGTATACCCTTAACAATCGTAACGTGGCAGAAATGGCAATGCGAAAAGGATGGCGGTACAGTGATCGACTACAAGTGCCTCTCTTCAAGAACGAGTGGGGAACCTGATGGAGACCAAAACAAGAACAGTAGTACGGACAGTAAGTTATAGAATTATTGCGTTATTGATTACTGCAATTTGGACAGGGTTAAGCGATGCTGTTCTTATTCATATTATTCTAACAGCGGTACATTATATAATGGAAAGAATTTGGCTTAAGGTGCAATGGGGTAAAAATTAATGAACAAATTTATTGAAAAATTACTAGGTATTGATAAAATCAAAGCAGAAGCAGAGGCTGCTGTAAAGGCTGCTGAAGCATCTAAAGAAATTGCCGAAAAGGCTGCAGAGGCTGCAGAAAAGGCCAAGGAAGCTGAAGAATTGGCTAAACTGAGTCCAAAAGAACGTGCTAATCGTAAAAAAGAACCGTGGGTGGGGGTACTAAATACACACGTTAACCAAGATAACATTCGCAACGGTTTTTTTGAGCTTGACTGGAACGAGCATTTTGTGTTAAAATTAAAGCAAGAAGGATATGGTGCCGATGGCGATAATGACGAGGAAATCGTAGATCGTTGGTTCCGTGAACTTTGTGCAAACGTGGTTGTCGATGGCGACTACGGCGGTCCTGTTAATACAGGTGTTATAGACATACAGAGCGTAAAGAAGAACAATTAATGGCTTATATTTTAGTTGATACTGCGAATACTTTTTTTCGCGCACGACACGTAATCAACGGCGATGCTGATATTAAACTCGGTATGGCTTTTCATATTACTTTAAATTCAATCCGTAAAGCGTGGCAACAATTCCAAGGTCATCACGTTATCTTCTGTTTAGAAGGTCGCAGCTGGCGAAAAGACTATTATGCTCCGTATAAGCGTAATCGTCAAGAAACCCGTGCTGCCTTGAACGAACGTGAGCAAGAAGAAGATAAACTGTTTTGGGAAGCATTTGATACCTTTAAAGAGTTTATCAAAGATAAGACTAACTGCACAGTTATGCAACATCCGCAACTAGAAGCAGATGATCTTATTGCAGGCTGGATCCAAAGTCATCCGCAGGATCAACACGTGATCATTTCAACAGACAGTGATTTTGCACAGTTAATTGCGCCCAATGTGAAACAATATAACGGTGTAATGGAAACAACTATTACACACGAAGGATTCTTTGATGACAAAGGCAAATCAATTATTGACAAAAAAACTAAAGAACCAAAAGCGGCGCCCAACCCAGAATGGCTCTTGTTTGAAAAATGTATGCGTGGTGATACCAGTGATAATGTCTTCTCAGCGTATCCAGGTGTGCGTACTAAAGGCACAAAAAACAAAGTGGGTCTTACAGAAGCGTTCGAAGATCGTAAAAGCAAAGGATTTGCGTGGAACAATCTCATGCTTCAGAGATGGACTGACCACGAAGGTGTAGAGCATCGTGTATTAGAAGATTACGAGCGTAATCGCAGATTGATCGACTTATCTCATCAACCAGACCATATTAAAGAAATTATTGCCACAACTATTGCAGAGGCCGTCTCTGCAAATAAGGATGTTACACAAGTCGGTATTAGATTAATGAAATTCTGTAATACTTGGGATCTAAAAAAGATTTCAGAACAGGCTCAGTCTTACGCAGAACCATTAAATGCCAAATACAGTAGTAATCAAAGAGAAACAATGTCCCTATGATAACAAATAGTTTGACGGAGGAAATTATGACAGAGTTACACGCTAAAGCCATCATTGCAGATAAATTTTGGATCGTAGAACAAGACGGAGAAAAGGTCGCGACGTTGAGAAAAAACGAAGACGATCGATATGTAATGAGTAACGAATCCGGAATAAAGATTTACGAAACAAAAGAAAGTCTAACAAAAGAATTTGGTAAGACATTCTTTACAGTTAAAATTGTTAAAGAATCTCACAACGCCTTGCCTAATGAGGTTCACGGTTATCCTACAAGTACAGAACCGCATAATGCTATGTTTGATATTCGAAAAAAACTTCCGCTATTTACAAAGAGTGGAGATAGTAAAAGTTTGTATTGTGCAGGATATTACACTATTAAATTTGATAAAGGATGGGTTAAGAGTTTTTGTCCTAAAAAAATTACTCTTGAACGTTATCCTTTTAAAGGACCTTTTAAAACTGAGATTGAAATGAAACAGGTGTTGTCTAATGTCTCAAAATAATCTTCCTACTACACTACCAACTATTGAAAAGTTAATTCAACGAATTTCCATAGCTGAAAAAAGCCAGCAAAAAGAAATAAGAATTACCATACAAGAAGCTCGCGATCTTACTTCTGAGTTAGCCGTCCTAACATCAAAGTTAGGTAAAACTGTTACTGAAATACACCAATTATTATCTGAAATCAAACAAGCATCTACCCAAATTGATGTTAAGTTTGATGGTGGAACATTTTAAAAGGCATAAATATATACGTGGTTAATTAGGAAACACGTATATTATGAGTAGACCAAAACCGACTGTCTTATTAGAATACGCTAACAAGGAAACGTTCAAAATTGAACAAATACTTGATAGTGAAGCCATCTGGGCTGTATTCTATAAAGGCCAGCCTTTTAATTTAAAGAGCGGAAGTTTGGTTGCTAGTTATCCAGGACCTAAATATAAAAAAGTATCATTTTCAAATCCTGGTCACGCATATAACCTAGCAAAGAAATTAAACAAACTTTTTAAAACTTCAGACTTCGCAGTTTATAAACTTACCACCGGTGAAGAGGTAAAATAATATGGATACTAAGGATACCTATACACGGGTATTCTTGGAGGCGGCAGGATTAGCAACTGATCCAGATACTATCAAAAAGTATAAGGCCGTTTGGTGGTGGAACATTCGTTCAAAAAATTCTGGCGGTTTAAGATTGACTGAGCAGGCTTTGAATTTTATTGAAGAGTATGCTAAAATAAAAACATACAAAATAGACTTTCCTCAAGAATTTGCTTTCACACCGCAGGTTCTTATTTGGTTAGATAATTTTATAGATTCTCCATTTTTTATCAACAAAAAACACATTATTGTAATGAAAGAAAAATCTGCTTTTGAGCTATATCTATTTTCCGGAGACATTCGAAAAATGGGTCATAACAAGGCCCTGTCAAAAAGACTTAGCCAAGAATCAGTGTCAGAATAACTCACACTTATAAATATTTTCACGATGTTTGATCTTAATCCTATTGACGTTTTAAAACAAAGAAAAGTACATATTGTGCCGCCGCATTTTAAAAAAATCAGTGTTACAGAAAATGAACTTTTTAGTGGATTGGAAGACTGGGTCAAAACAAAATTGAAGGGTAGATATTTTATCAATAAACAACCAGGAATTGATAAAAACGGTTCTTTACGATCTACTTTTTATATCGGATTTGAAGATCAAAAAGAATTAACTTATTTTATTCTAGCGTGTCCAATGTTAAGGAGAAACTAATGACAGACGAAGTTCAAAAACAAGAAGCACCAGCTGCTCCAGAGGCAGCGCCAGTGCAACAGCCAGCACAAGGTCCCGATTTAAATATCAGCGATCTAGCTGCGTTAAAAAATATTATCGAAGTTGCAACAACAAGAGGAGCGTTCAAAGCAGCAGAATTAGAAGCAGTTGGTAAGGTGTTTAACAAACTGAATGCTTTCTTAGAAGCTGTGTCTAAAAAGGAGGCTTAATCATGGCAGGTCCATATAAACACGTTGGCAAAATGGCCAATACTGGTGCAAAGGTTCTTGTAGTATTTAGAACATTGCCCGGAGAAGCAAACACAGCATTAGTACTACCTGTGGCAAATTTACCCGACAGCTATCACGACGCTATTATGGAAGTTGTTGAAACTCCACAGGCACAGGATGCTTTTGAATTTGGTGAAATTATGTTTATGCGTAGTTTTCCAGACGGTCGCCCAATGCTACAAGCAATGCAGGCAGATAACCGTTTACACAAGGTTGCTACAGATACAGTTGTTATGACTCCAACTCCAACAACAAGTATTGCGTTGTCTGAATTAAATGTTTTAATTGCTGAACAAAAGAATTGTTCAATCGACGATTTGTATACATTCGTTTCGGGTGCTCCTAAGAAAACTGAAAAAACCGCAACTAAAACAGTACAAGAATCTGAGCCTATTGTAGATCCTGATATTCCTGCACCATTAAGAGCGCAGGCAAGCACCAACGAAGCACTAACTGATAAAGATATTGCTCGTTCTTATCGTAGTCAGGCAGATGCAATGTACAAAGAAGCAGCAAGATTAAGACGTGAAGCAGATTCACTAGATCCGCCTACTAAGAAAACCGTCAAGAAGGCAGAAGAATCAGCCGATGCCTAATCCGTTGTTTAAGCCTCCACGCCACTTAATAAAAGAGTGGCCAGAGGTCTTTGAAGATCTCTATATGAATACTATGCCAGTCGCTTATCTAGAATTAATACATCTAGAATTTAGCGATGGCAGAGTATGGGAGATTGACATTAAAACAGAATTAGTAAAACAAACTCCAGAATCAATTGCAGACACATTAATTAATACGCTGCAAGAATATAAAGAAGAAATTAAAAAAATAGATTTTAAAGTCGATATCGATAAATTAAAAAAAGATATCAAAGATTCAACTAACGGAATCTTTTAAAACTTTTAAAATATTCTCAACAAATCTATTGTGTACTATTTGAGTAGGATGTCCGCATCCGTGAATTTCGGTAGATTTATCATTTACAAAATCATAGAGATTTTTATCTGTAATAAAAGAAGGATGTGATAAACATTCTTGTTGCATTCTAGCAATATCTTTTTTGAAATACTCTTCAAAAGAAGCTTTAAAATGTTTATAACCTCCGTCGTTTATGCAAGGAACAATTAACAGTTTGTTGTTTAAATTTTTTTCTGATATTTGTATTAATCGAGACCAACATAGATAATAGAAATAAAACATATACATAGCATTTTTAAATTCTATTATAGGCGCTTGATAATCTTGAAGGTGTAAAGGAAATTGCTCTTTCATTTTTAATAATACCGCTTTTGATTTCTGTTTGCCAAAATATATAGAACGCTCAATAGAAGTCAATCCTACAAAGACTAAATCAGTATCAGATATTAGACCTTCTGAAATATCATGTTCAATTTGATACAAAATATTAGGAAGAGAATTTGCTCCTTCAGATCTATTAGATAATTCTACCTGCAATTTATTTGCTAATATTGCAGGCCAAGCTAATAATTTTTGTTTTTCTATTAGTTTTTTTCTTAATAAAGGATCATAAGATTCTTTTATTTTAAACCAAGCTTCTATTCCTTTTTCTCTTTTAATTTTTTCTGCATCGGGATTTAATTGATAATCTAAAAATTCATCTCCGGCTGTATAACTACAACCATATGCAACAATTCTCGTTACTTTAGATTTTTCAAATTTAAAATTTGATCTATTTGTGCTTATATCTTTGTATTGTCTCCAATTTTTAAACATCATCGACAATTGATTTATTGATTTGTCTACATCATTAATTGTCATAAGAGGTCTTATTTTACATTGATATATATTTGACAAACTATTAAATTCAATATTACAAAATTCAAACAATAATTCCCATATTTTTTCCGATCTCTCCCATTCTGAGTTAGAATACAGATTAAAAAAATTATTTAAAAATTCATCTCCGCGTTGGCATATAGTATCTATTGCAGGCCTGTTTAAAGCTATAACGTGAGGAGTAATTAAATCTGAATGTCTATGTACCCAAACTTTTGGTTTATCTTGAGTTACATTTTTTAAAAATGCATTAATATCACCTTCAACTATTAAATCAGTTGTAATTGATATTACAACTTCGGATTTAGTTTTTTTTAATCCTTGTATAAAAGAATATATATGCTGAATATAAAAAACTTTGTAATTATCTTCTTCACTGACCTTGTATGCAGACTTATACCATTCTACCAAATGACTCCTATTGTAGACATCGACAACAGTAGGTTTTAATTTGTTTTTTAAGTGGTCTAATGCAAATTCAAAAGTTTTATCTTCCTCTATCATATGAGTAGATTTTAATGAAAGAGATGAATGCGAATCTTGCAGATAATCAAGTACGCTAAAAATATTATTGTGATTTACATCTTTAAAACATTCTGCTTGACGTTTAGCAGCTTCTGCAAACCTAACTTGACCAGAATATAATATTTCTAAACTCATACAGTTTTTGCCCATCTTGGATTTTCTTTAATTATTTCGTGAGTAAAAATTCTATCAATACTGCTATGAACGCCACAGGTTTCAGAGCAATAAAGTAATTTTCCATCTTTAATAGTGTCCTTAGACCAACTATCTGCAAATACACGATCTAAATGTCCACTTGATAAAATTTCTTCTAACGAATGAATATTTAGATCAAACTTATCCCATCCGTAATCATTCATATGTTTATGTAATTGCAATGTTGCTGCTTCTGAATATAATCCATTTAATCGAGTACCAATATAACAACAAGGCATTACTCGACCAAAATTATCAACAAATATTTCTTTTTTTCCATTTGTCCAAACTTTTGATTTGCAATTAATTTTGCACCCGTCATATTTTGTATTATCAGTTTTTAAAATTTTATCTTCGTAAACAGTTAACACTTGATTTTGAAAATCTTTACCGGTAGATTTTGTTTCTTTTAATGATCGATAGTTATCTATTTTAAAAGGATAATATTTTATTGGAGATACACCTGTTGGATTTTCTAAATTTCTATTTTTTGGATCAACAGGAGCTTCTATAGTATAATCAAGTTCTCCTTCTTTATTAAGAGCTACCAAATGTACTAGCTCTGTTCCGTTGTCAACGCCTAGTGCTTTTTTAGGAACAAACTCTTTAAAACCCATCTTTTCAGAAAAACGTTTTGCTTCAATTATCTGATGTTCGTTGTGTTTAAAAATAAGGAAATCCCATATAGCAGGACCACCAGCATTAATAAACGATTCTGCATTTTCCATAAGAATTTTCCAATCAACATTTCGTCTATAAATGTGATTAGTATCTTCAAGACCGTCTATGCTAAATGTAACTGACCAATAATTTGAACTGCTCCAAGGATGTTTAGAAAATAATTTTCCTAATTTTTCCCACCAGATAGATCTGCGCATTCCGCCATTTGTGTTGACTCTAACAGAAATATTAGGATTTACAGAATCTATATATTCACATATTTCGTACATATCTCTAGCAACACAAGGATCCCCGTGTACACCACAAAATAATATTAAACTACAACGTTGAATAATTTCAGGAGGAAAATATTTTTTAAATTGTTCTAATGTTATTTGACCTATTTCTAGATCGGGCCGTGTCAAAGGACTATTATTATAAAATCTTACGCACATAGGACAAGCAGCATTGCAAGCATTAGTCAATTCTATGTGCATCTGAGTTAGTTCATTAAAATTCCAAAAGTTCATATTACATACCTATTATTTTCGAATACTCAGGAAATACCTTTGAAAATTCTTGATTTCTGTACTGGTCATGTTTTTTTATTGTTGAAATAAATGTTTGCCAAACAGCATCTTTAAATTTACCGTTTTTAATAAATCCAATGATTCCAGGAATTTGATACCACGCACTTACGTATTCTTTTGGAATTTTTTCTAATCTAGATATTACTTCTTCTTTAACATTGTCTGGCATTTTACCAATATTAAAATGTTCTGGGCCGTGTACTAAATTTAGATAAACTCCTAGGTCAGGGTAAGATTTATAATATTCATTTAAAATGTTAGGAAGGTAAAATATGTTAATAGAACTTAAGGTAATACACCAACTAATGGACATATTTTTGTATGTATCTTTATAAGATCTTGCCTGTTGCATATTAATACAAACTTCATTCCAATTGGCTGGAAATCTCATATATTCGAATTGTTCTCCAATTCCGTCAATACTAAAACTTAGATTAATATATTTAAAATGCTGCCATAATTCTGTTTCTTTTGGCCAGGTGGTTCCATTTGTATTATAATGCAACTCTATATCTTTTGCATAACCCTTGTCGACACAAATACGTAATATTTCCCACATCTTCTTGCTCAGGAACGGTTCGCCGCCATAAAAATCAAACTGTTTTATTGTTTCTAAATTATTAGCAAGGTCATCCCAAAATGGACTGTCTTCATCGTATTGTTGATGATATTTCTTCATCCCTTCGCTATATTCCTTATAAGACATTTTGCTACTATGATCTAAGTCATAGGCTTCTTTCATCCATAAAGAACTAATAGAAGGATGGCACGTTCTGCATTTAATGTTACAGGTGTTTCCTAGATTTAATTCAAATTTTGCCAGGCCAGTATAGGGAGTTCGATCGCGCCATTCTATTTCGTGAAAGTATCGATCATTATCTCGTTGACGTTTGCTTTTTCTGCCGCCATCTTCTTCTTCCCAACAAAATTTACAAGCCGGATCGCGAACGCCTTTATCTAGATTATTTCTAATTTTTTCAGCTATTTTATTGTTAAAATTTTCTTGGATAGATGTTTTACCAATCATTAATTTATTAGGAAAAAACATTAAATTTTGATAAGAATCTACAATCATACAGCACATTTTTGTACTGCCATCATTGTTGGCACTCATTGCGTGAAACGCATTTACACACCAAGAGTTTTTATTTTTTTCAGTTATCATAGTTGTCATAAATTGTTTTACAGTAATTGTAGAATTCTGTATATTCAGGAAATGTTTTTAATAAACTTGTTCCTAATCTTTTATCGTTTTCTGTAAAAAATGAATAAAAATCTCTCTGACCTTGTTTTATTTTTTCAGGACTAACTGGGTTCTCTTTCATATAATCAGTTACCCTTAACATTTTTTCATACTCAACATCTGTGAACCATTGTTTATTATCTAAAATAAATTGTAATGTTTCTTCTTGATATTTAATAAACTCTGTTGGAAGTATGTTAATCATCCAGTGAGGAGGTTCTTTTAGGTACGGTGTATCAAAGGATACTGATTCAAATCCAAACTTTTCACGCCATTCAATTACCTTATGTAATAACTTTTGAAAATTAGTCACACATAAAACATTATAGGTACACATTAAATTAACAGTTGCACCAGCTTTAATAACTTCAATCATATTGCGTTCCCAGTGGTCGCATTTTAACCCTGTGCGCATATATTCTGCTTGTTCGCCCCAACTATCAATACTAGTAAAAAAACTAAATTTACGAATTTTCTTTTGTTTAACTAAACTAGTAACTCGAGTAATTAATCTATCAACTCTATCAAAGGTAACTCCTAAATTACTGTTTAGAGTAATTTCTAAATGGGGGGCTGGTTCATCTTCTAGCAAATCAAAAAATTTCATTGCTCCTGGATTCATTAACGGTTCTCCGCCAGTAATACGAAGTGTATGAAGGTCTTTACGTAAACTAGGCCACCATTTCCAAAATGCTTCAATGTAGGGATTTTCATCTTTAGGTCCATAGTATGTTCCGTGTTCTAAAAATTCAATTCCGTATTGATTATATGTTAGGTCGTAATTGCCGTGTTTTTTAATTTCTTCCATCCACATTGTACTAGCTTGTGGACAGCAATATCCGCAACGATAGTTACAACCGTTACCAAAGCTGACCTCTAGATACCGCGGATTGATAGGAGCATCCCACGGCAATTCTGCTAACGATTCTATCAATGGTTCTGAAAAATCACTAGAGCTATGTATCATTCGATCACTAATATGTTCGCCTGGTAGATCCTCTATGTTCCAACAATAGTAACATTCTTCCGGTCTTCCACCTTCTAACATTGTTTTTCTTTGTTGCATTTTCCATTTTGTATTATGTAATGCACTAGGATCAATTGCTATTTCATCTAATGGTATATGGTGTGGACGTGGATGATAACAACTATGGTTATCGCCTGTGTGCAGATATAAAGTTTGGTGCAACCATTTCATTGCACAAAACCCTTCACCTACTTTGTTTAATCTATCTCGAACATTTTTAATAAATGTCACTCTACTTTCTTGCATATTGCCTCGCATTGTTTCCAAAAATTAGTTAGTTCTGGAAATGTATTTAAAAAATTTGTACCTCTTCGCTCGTCGTGCTGGCTAAAAAATAAATAAAAATTTTCTTTAGCTGTCTCTGTATTAAATCCTGTATTCGATTTAATCCAATCAACTAATCGTTGAACTTTACTGATTTCAAAATCACTAAATCCTTTAAATTCATTCCAACGTGTTTCCGGATTGTATTTCATAAAGTCAATTGTTCGCTCTAATTCAGAAACTAGTTCAGGCATTAATTTAGGATTTAAAAAATCAGGATCCATTAATTGAGGAACATCAAACCAAATTAATTGACGACCTTTATTAAATTGTTTTCTCAATTTAAGAATATTTTCAATGTAGTTATAAAATCCTGTATAACTTAACACATTAAAAGTAATAATAAATGTTAAACTATGTTTTTCACTATTTTGCAAATAATCACATACGTTGTTATACAGTAAATTAAAATCCATCCCGTTGCGAATATATTCTGCTTGTTCTCCCCAAGAATCTAAAGAACAATATAACATAAAATGATCAATGGCGTTTGCATCAGTAATTTCTTTAAGACTTGTCATAAACTTTTTCCACTGATCGCCAGGTGGACAACAATTACTAGTTATACTTAAATGTAAATCTTTTTTAGGATGTTCTTTAACGTAATCAAACATACGAAATGTGTTCTTGTCCATTAGCGGCTCGCCGCCAGTCATACGGAAAGTATGTAGTGTTGGGTATATTTGAGGCAACCATTCCCAGAATGCTAACAAATAGGGATTATCAGGACCATTATCAATATTAAGACTTTTCATCCAATTGATATCATTGTGCCATCTATCCTTTAAAATAAATGCTCCATTTGCTTGAACGTCTTTATGCCAGGCAGTAGATAGATGAGGACTGCAATAACTACATTTAAAATTACAGGCTTGGTTAAAATTAACTTCGACATATCTTGGATTAGAATTACCCAAGTAGCCTATTAACTGTGCTTCATCAATTAAACCATCTTCCCACACATCCTTGCTACGGTAAGCACGATCACTTAACTGTGTTCCACTATCTTCAATTTGCCAACAAAATTCGCATTCGTTAGGACGAGTTCCCTCTAACATTAACTTTCGTTGTTCTTTTTTATACTTTGTATTATGCAATGCACTAACATCAATACGTATTTCTTCTAATGGAACTTGATGTGCTCTAGGATGGTAACAACTGTGTGTCTTACCTGTAGGAATATGTATACTAACATTATACCATTTAGCCAAACAAAAACTAGGACTTACTTCATTAAGTTTTTTTTGAACGTAGTCAGCGTCGGCAAAGTATCTAGATTCATACTTGCCATTTATTTCTTTCAACTCGTTGCCTTTTATATTACGGTTGTATTCCACTAAACTGTTCCTTTAACCATTCAAAGTCATTAATTTTTCTTAATGCATCGGGATTGTTTTTATTTTCTTCTCCGTACTTACGTCCTGCAATAGCACCTGCAATTGCATACTTGCCATATTGTTTATCAATTCCTAATGAACACCAAGCATCTAATCTTTGTTGTGTTTCATCTTCATATTGACGTTCAATTACACGACTTGATAATTTACAACATTCTCTAAATGCTGATCTCCAGGTTGCAAACTCATCTGTATTAAACGAATTAATGTTCGATACATCATCCATAGCTTTAAATTTTTTAGATATAGAAGTTGTCATATCCGGAGTTGTTACATCCATTGATAATGTTAATAGTCTTGGTAATAATTTTACACCACCGTTACCATATTCTAAATCGTTTATTGGGTTTCTACTACGCCACACGTGAACACAATCTATGTCATAACTAGACATAGTTAGATCAAAATTAAAATTATCTTCAATGATTGCATCGCCATCAACTATCCATATCATATCAGTGTTACACATTTCAGCTGCCTTAATATGCGCTTGATGTATTCCTTTAACACCGTGGACTCTTTTTGCTCGAGGACACTTGACCAGCAATCTATTATAATTTTCATCTGCATTAGGTTCGTTGTAACTGATAAAAACAACGTCATATAATCGATGCTTAGAAACTAAACGATCGTGTTCTTTTCTTTCTATTAAAAATCGATGTTTAAATTCTCGATGACCTATAACCTTTGTCTTTGAAAATAATGCTAACCCGTTAATATAAATTTCTGTACCGTTAAACATATGTTTGAACATATGATTTTCTTTTCTATCGTGATCGGACTTGCCGTCGTTAGGATCAAAATATAAATCAAAAACTGTTTCGTCAGTTATATCAATTTCTGGCCATATTCCCCAAAACAAAGGTTGAGTTTCTTTTTCTATAATTTGTTGATATTCATCATAGGTAGTTAACGTATATCTATTATATCTATATCGGCTAACAACACGATTGTGTTCTTTTTTATCAATTAAATATCGTCTATTAAATTCTCTTTGAGAAATAATTTTAGATGTTGAACATAGAACAAGACCATTTAAATAGGATTCTTTATCATTGCATAAATTTTTAAACATATGATTTTCTTCTCTATCGTGATCATATTTGCCGTCGTTAGGATCAAAATATAAATCAAAAATAGTATTATCTAAAATTTCAATGTTAGGCCATATGCACCAAAACATTTTTTGTTTTTCGTTTTTAACAATTTCTAAATATTGATCGTATGTTGATATATTGTATACTGGATATTGAAATTTGCTTGCTACAATATTATATTCTTTTTTATCAGTGGCATATTGACTTTCAAACTCTGTTGGGGACATCTGTTTATACTTACTGCAAAGAACCATGCCGCTTATATAAGACTCAACATCATTACATAAATTTTTAAAAATATGATTTTCTCTACGATCATATGTATTATGATGACTAAAGTATAAATCAAGTACCGATTCATTTATAATTTTAGTCTCGGGCCATACGACCCAAAACATATCATCTTTAATTTGTTGATATTCTTCAAATGTATTAGGAGAATATACACTATATTTTTTCGGTGTACTTGCAACAATATCTATTTCTTTTTTATCTGCAAAAAATCTATGATAAAATTCTCTCTTAGAAACTTTTACATTTTTTGGAAATAAGCAAATGCCGTCAAAAAATTCTCCATTTTTAAAAATATGGACAATATTAGAATTATGCTTAGGAACTTTATAATTAAATTTAAAATCTTTTTTGACATTTACGTCAGGCCAAATTGCCCAAAACATATCTGTATTAGAATGTTCAATAGCATTTAAATAATCATCGTAATTATTAATATTAAATTTATCGTATCCTAACGGAACACTGGCAACTATATCTATTTCTTTTTTGTCTGTAAAAAATCTATTATCAAATTCTCTTTGAGAAATTGTAGTTGATTTAGGAAACAAACATATACCATCATAGTGTTCACTGTTTTTAAAAACGTGAACATACATATCGTCCCACTTAGTGGCTTTGTACTCTGTTAAATTAAACGTATCTACTAAATCTATATCGTCCCAGATAACCCAGAACATTTTTGTAAAAGATTTAGATTTAATCTGATCATATGTTGTTATGTTTGTCAAACGTTGAGATAACGGATACTTAGATTTTATTTTTAGCCAAGTATCGTCATTTCCTTCAGTTTTAGAAACATAAAAAATATCATACATTTGCAGGTACCGGCATCTTAAAATATGTATCGTTTAGATTCATTGTTTCATTGTATAAATCTAATGTATATTTGCTTTGACGTGCATCTAACCACGGCCAGTCTAATCCTAATTCGTGTTTAATTTTAGTTCCGTAATCTTGTGCATCTTCTTCTACAAAGGTATGATTAACTTTTGTTTCATATATTTCTCTTAGGATTTCAAAATCTCTAACGTCAACATAATTCCAATCTGTACAATTAGTCATCCAGGTTCCCATACGAGCACCTAATACTGCATAAGTACCGTGTTCTTCGTGAGCTCCAACTGTTGACCACATACGTAATCTATGAATATTGTGCCACCATATGTGTTGTTTAATTTCCATAGGAGGTACTTTGACACCGTCAAGGAGAGTCATTTTTACGCCTTCACGAAATCCTGCTCTCCAGGCCTGGAACGGACTTCCAGTTATAATGCTATCACTAAAACTTAAAGGAAAATTTCGATAACCATCTTCCCAACAAAAATCTACTTGTCCTCTATCACTATCCGAGTTCTCGTGTGTCTTCATATTAAGAACAAAATCTTTTTTCCAGATTTTTAATCCACCATTACCGTAACGCAGGCCATTGATAACGTTGCGGCCGCACCATCCATAGACCTGTATCTTTGGATCGCTCATATCTAAATCAATATTAAAGAATCTAGGATCTACAATATTATCTGCATCAACAGTAATAAACCAATCAGTTTCGCTTTGTTCTGCTGCTGCTTTGTGTGCGTGATCACTGCCTTTAACACCGTGTACACGTTTTGCCCAAGGCACTTTGGTACAAAGATCAGCGTAGTGTAAATCTGCATTGGGTTCGTCGTAACTTAAAAAGATAACATCAAATTCTATAGTTTTCATTTGTATTCAATCACATAATTTTTAAACAGACGTCTTGTATAAACGCTAAACGTACTATAATCTATATCGTTAATAACCTTGGAATCTCCGATAAGTTCATTAATTTTAACAGAAATTGTATCAAAAATCAAGTTAGGATCGTTATATTCGGTGATGTAAAATTTCATCTCAGTATCTCCGTCCCAAACAAAATTTCGTTTTTTAACTTCTTGGTTTACCTTTTTTGTTCCGCCAAATTCTTCAGATAACTCTATAATTAAAACACCGCTATCAGCTATGTGTGTTATGTACACATCTGGTTTTTCTATTTCGGAATATTTTAAAGAAACAACTCTATGTAAAATATCGTCTAACTTTGTTAATGTACGAATTTCAGAAATTTCAAATTCATTAGAGTTAATATCAACCAAACACTTTTCAATACCCAATTTTCCATCAATAATAGATTCAGCAATTAAGGTGTCAATGTTTACTTTATGTTTTTCATCTTTAAATGCTGTGTCAGGCCCTACGGAAATTACTTTTCCGGAAAAAGGATCGAAGACTGCAACGTAATTAACTTCAGCAATTTTAAAATTAGCTAACCATACATCAAAATCATCAATTACTATTTCTTCCATACTATTTCCTCTAAAATGCTAACTATTTCTTCTGTAATTTTATCTTTTTCAACATAATGAACAATATTATGTTGTTGAAAATTTCCTAATTTTAAATTTCCTTTTTTATTCAAATAAAATCCAATATGATTGCTCCACTTGTCAGACGGCCAAGGCCAATTTTGTATCATTGGCTTCATATGTACAATTTTAGGAAATTCTAATTTATAGGCTATTTCTGCCTCAATATCTAAAATTTTTGCAGACAAGGCAAATGCTTCATCAGTTCCTAACACCTTTGGTTTATATTGTGTTAAAAACAAATTAGAATACTCAGTTGGATTTTTAATTATATATCGACCTAACTTAAAAAAGTCGTCTGCTAAATTAGAATCTTTTTTAAAGAATGTCCACATAGAATAAAGATTTGGAAGATCATTTTTTGTGAAAGTTTTTCTATAAAAATCGTTAGTTACTAAATCTCCACGATATGTATACGTGTCATTAGCTACATATAATTCAGAATTTTCAACAAAATAATCAATCCAGTGGCTGTAATCTCTAAAAAATAACATATCGACGTCAAGACACACCGTATGGTCAAATGGAGTTAGTTTATCCATCCAACTTCTACCATCCCAGAATGTTTCTTGACTCCATTCGATAACGTGATCAAATACCCAAGAGCTTTTTAATTTGTCTAATTTAGATTTGTCGTCAATGACTATGGCAACTTTATCATAGCCTTCTTTTTGTGTGTTTTTTATACTAAGTGCCAATGCATATGCCAACTGTAAATAATCTACAGTTTTGTTTTCGGCAACAATTAACAAATATCCAAAATTCATATTAAATCCAATAATTTATCTTTGTGCCTAATAATACTTTGTTTATTCATAATATGAATATCTATATTGCTCACAGACGAAGGAAAATAATTACTGTCAAGATTGTAATTTATTAAAAATTTTAATTTGTCATTGTCTACGCTGTACAAAATATCTTTGTCTAATGTTGTTAACACTGGCGGAAGCGAGTTGACTGAGGATTGTTCAAATCCGTCTAATATGTGTTTTGCTATACTGAAAGCAATATCATTTCTATACTGTGTAGGATTAAATCCAAAAATGTCTGAATAATATTCATAATTTTCTTTTATTAAACCTACCATATCAAAAAATAGTTTAGAATTTTCATTCTTAGTAAACATTACAGTGGTTGCCCAATACATTTTAATTCCAGTATCAGATATATGTTTATCTAAATAACCTAATCTATCATTACTATAAATGTCGTTAATAGATTCACCTATCATAACATCGCAATCAACATTCCAGTACTTGTTTAGATGATCTGAAAAAATTAAATAATCACTGTCAATTAATAATGTTCTATCGTAAGGTGTTAATTCCCAGGCACTATGTCGATTAGAATTTATAAACGGCACAGTTGTAGACTCCTCACCGTCGTGTAATTTTCTTTGATTGTTTGTAATCGGTCTATCTATAATAATTAAATTTTCAAATACTGACATTGCTTTTTCAAATATGTTTGATTCTTTCATCCACTCAACAGTCGAAGGATCAGTTACTAAAGATACAGGAACATTTAAATTTTTTTTAGCAAGGCCTCCAGATATTAAAGACATTAATGCGTAATCGAGAGTTCGATTATTGTGAGCATAAATTAAAATACCTGTATTCATTGTTCTAATAATTTTTCAACAGATCGGCTTTTCTTTAAATTTTGATAGGCCGTATAATATTCATTTGACGATTCAAAATATCTATTAAAAATTTCATTTTTAAAATCTTCTAAACTTTCGATTAAAATCGGTGTGTTATTTTTATCTAGAATAATGCTATCTGTCCTTCCTTTATTGCAAAGCATCTCAACAAAAGTTAGAAGTGTTTGATCAATATAAAATATTCCACCATTAACACCGTATGTTAATTTGGCTTCAATTTTTTCTTTAAGGATTTTACGTTGAATTGAAAAAGTTTGTTGGTAGTTAGAAAAGTCTAACGATTTTTTCAAAAGGTCGTCCATACAATCTCCAATAATGTGCGCACATTATTTATGTTGTGGGATTGTAGGGAGAAAAAAATTAAGAGAACGTGATTGATCCAATACTAAACGTTGGATTTGTAACAGTAAAATTGCCTGTTCCTAAAGGGTAAAGGATTCCGGTTGGATAAACTACACTAACATTCATTGTTACTGTTCCGTCAACTAAGTCCCCTGGTGGAGGAAAACCTGGATCGGAGTATGCGTCAACTAAATTTATTTCGATTTCGCCAGACGCAGCAAGTCCGTTTACATTCAAAGGTTGATCAACAACTCTAGATTTTAATTGAATAGAATTGCTTCCGTATGGACTTGAAGCATTGGCACTATAATATGTTTGGAATGAATTATTACACTGGTACCAACTTGCTCCGTTTGCCGGAGTTGTAGATGTCGATCCGCCAAAATCTCTAGAACCAACTGCTGCTAGTAATTCTCTCCACTTTTGATTTTGTGCAGATGCAGTACCGTCTGTTCCTAAAGAAGCAGATACTCGAATTTTTCCGCCACTGTTAAAAAAATGTCTTGCTTGAGTAGCATTGGCCCAATAAAATTGCACAGTTGCCTTTGCAGAATTGCTCCAGGATCCGTTTCTAGAAGTTGACACCGTACTGGTAACTAATGATAAACCAGCTCCTACTGAAAATCTATTAGTTTCTATAGATGTGGCAAGAGTATCATACGTTGTAACTGGAGCATCTGTTGTACTGTAACGTACAGTACCTCCCTCGTTTACTGTTAAAATAGTAGGAAGTGTTCCGTTTTGATGTACATAAGCATTTATTATATCATATTTTAAATTTGCCCATTCATTAATTGTAACTTTGCTGCTTACTGAAACATCGCTGCTTAGTAATGTTTGTCCGTAACCGTAGGTTACTGAGCCGGTCCCAAATACCTGAGCCACTTTTGCACGAATAGAATTGTAATCCGCAACTTTAATTAGATCATTAACAGCCATGTCGTTATTTAATTATTTAATAAACTGAATAACTAGAAATTGAATATGTAGGACTAGTTATTGTCCAATTTCCGGTTGGTAATAGTGTTCCCGAAGCCTTTAATTCTGAAATAGCAACCGAAAGTGTCCCGCTAACAGAATCGCCCGGAGGAGGTGGATTTCCTGGACTTGGATCGGTATATCCGTCATTTAATGTTATTTTAAAATATAATATTTTTGCAGTACCTTCTGAATTATCAGCTACGTCTGTTTTAACTTCTATGCTGTAATTATTTGCAGAATACGGTGTACTTTGAGCTTGACTAAAAACCGTTTGGTAGGAATTAGTCATAGTGTAATAATTTAATGTTGGATGAGTATTTGCTCCAAACGATACTGTACCTACAGTTAATAACAAATAAGCCCAGGCTCCATTTTGTAATGTTGATGTATTTCCGGAAAAAGCCGACGATACTCTAATTTTTCCTCCACTGTTGAAGAAATATCTTGCTTCGTCAGATGAGGAGAATGTTACTGTAACTGTTACTGTGGCTGATGAAGACCAAGTCGATGTTGTTGTTTGGCCTATTTTTGTTGTTACTGTGGAAGTACTTGGAGAAATATTAAACTTATTTTCTACTGCAGAATTAATTATTGTGTCATAATTGTTATTAGGATAAGATGCTCCGTATCCAATTAAATCACCGGAGTTAATAGTTACTATGTTAGGAACAGCACCATCCTGATGGTACTTAATATTAACAATATCATAACGCAATGCGTCCCATTGGGCTTTAGTGATTTGATTACCTGCAAACACATCGGACGATTGAATCGTCTGATTATATCCACGTTGCCCTGAACCTGTGCCTAACAACGATACTGCTTTGGCTCTGATAGAATTATAATCAGAAGATAAGATATCTGATCCGTTTGTAGTCATATTATAACACCAATGCTTCGATTAATTTAACGCCATCGTTACCGTTTGATTCCAATGCCACAGCAAATACATTAGCATAATTGCCGTGTGCAGCAATAGCTGCGCCGCCTGGTCCTGCAACTAAGCGATCTCCTTTTTTAACTGCGCCGTAAACTTTGCAAGGAACACGACCTTTTAGAGCAATATATGTTCCGCCTTCTAGATCTTTGTTCATCATATAAGCAGGATTAGTTGAAACTACACCAATTGCACGAGTATTAACATCTGCTGCTGTAACTTCTTTTTCTCCGCCTACTATAACAACTGTACCTGGTTCATATTCTTTATCTGTTAGATATTTTTCTGCCAAGTCAGCGTATCTAGCTGCTGTTGCTGTACCATTGAATATATTTGCTGTTAAATTTCCGCTAGAATCTCTAGCAGCAATAGAATAGGCAGTTGCTGTTAATCTTGCTGTTCTATATTGTGTAGATTCTGTTGAATCACTCCAAGCAGGATCTGTAACTGCATTGGTTTTGTCAAGGAATAATTTATCTGTATTATTAGACGTTCCAATAAATTGATTAGCAGTAATGTTACCACTTGTATCTCTAATTGGGATAGATGCTACGCCGCCTGCAGGAATATCACTAGTTGCTTCTAGGTCATTTAATTTTCCAGCATTAGTTGCGGTCGATGCTGATCCTGTTACAGAACCAGTTAATGTTCCTACTAAGGTTGCACCAGTGTATCCAATCTGTTTTGTAGTTCCGTCTATTAATACTGTAGAGTCGGTGGCTAAAACACTTCCTGTATGCGTTCCTGTTGAATTTCCAGTAACATTTCCAACAAGACTTCCGGTAAATGTAGTAGAATAAACGTTGACCCATTTACTGCTGTCAGTGCCTAACGAATAAGTGCTGTTATCTCCAGGCACAATACCTGTTGATGTTATCACAGCAACATCTCTTTCATCAACTGTTGGAACTACTGAAATTCTAAAATATATAGGATTTCCTAACCGGTTTTCAATAATAGTTTCGTCGCCGTTTTCAACACGAATTCTTAGATCACCGCCGGTTGCATCGCCTACTGTAAATCCAGGATCGCTGAATGCTACTTCAGATGTAAATGCGTTATCACCAACTCTAATATACTGATCAGCATTGACTCCGCCTAACTGATTCGCATTTTGAGCTGTGCCCCACATAACGTAGTCGTCTGTTGAAACACCTGTTTGTGATTTAGCTAGAGTAAATCCTTTCTTAATATATGTAAAATCTTCGATAGGATTTTGTGCATTATCAAGTGTAAATTCAGTTCTACTGAAAATACCAACAACTTTATCATTTGTAATTACTTTTAATATTGTATGAGGTCCAATATCAGACGAAATAGTTCCTTTTACAACTTCACCAGCTATAATTGAAGTTCCTAGGTCTGGGCTGGACACTGGACCAACTAACGTATATCCAGTTCCGTTATAGGCATACAACTGTTTTGCTGACGAATCCCACCAAAAATCACCTGTTGCTAAACCAGACGGTGCTGTAGAACTAACTTCTGCACCGCTAGCAACTTTAAATTTTGACCCGTCATAAAATTTTAATTTTTTATTTTGAGAATCATACCAAATTTGACCTGTTACAGACTTCGGTGGAGGTGTAGTATTTGAAAAATTTTCTAGCAAATGTAGGAAATTTTCGTTTTGAACTTCGCCGTACCCGGCGTAATTTTTACCAATGAAACGTAAATCTGTAGTTGTATCAATTGTACCGTCTGCAACTGATACTAAAAACGTTCCATTAAATTTGTTAACTTCGTATGCCATAGTTTAATAGTCCCAAAATGTTTATATATTTATTAGTTAAACTTCTTACAGTTTCATAATGAAGCAAAGTGCATAGTACGGAGGTAAGTTTGCGTTAGTGCCCGAAGATCCTGTTGAGCTAATGCTTACTGAAATACCTGTACTAGCGTTATCTGTGTTCGATCCGTTATCAGATTTTCCTAACGCCGAGTCAGGAGATGTACCGGCTTGCCTTCCTGTTCCAGATCCCATTCGAGTTATTGGGTTGCCATATTGCGTTACATTACTGTGCGAGTGCCCTGGGTCATTAACTGAAGCCGAGTGCGAGTGGCTTACTACAATCGCATCTTTGCTACCACCTGTTGCTCCGACTGCATAGGTTGAACCTGCGCCTACTATAAAACGGTCTCGTAAATCTGGGGTGCCGTTGGAGCCGTTACACAACGCCCAACCAGAGGGAATTGATACTACTAATCCGTTCCACATAATAATTCCCCCTGACGGAATACCTGCAAGTGCAATATTAACTGCACCGCCAAGAGAAACTGTATACCCATTAATAGTAATCGATGGATTTTGTAAGGATGAATTTGGAATGCTTGTAACTTTTGAACCTGCTAACGTAGTAATCCAACTTGGATTAGAATAAGTTCCTGTAGTATACACACCATTTGTTACTGTTCCAGCATTTCCAGAAACATTACCAATAACATTTCCTAATAATCCGCCAACAAATGAATTTGCAGCTATGTTTCCATATACATCTCGAGATGCAACGGTTAAAGGAACATTGTTTGGAGTAGCATCTATCCCAATAGTAACCGGAAGTGATGAATCGTATAAACTTAAACTACCGCTAGTAGCAGTATTAATCATCGTGATATGATTACCAGCAGTTATTGGTTCTATTCCAATTGACGGTTCCCACTGAGGTCCTCCTGGTCTAGCTCTCAGAACAAATCCATCCGGTCCTAAACCCAACGTTGTTGTTGTATCTTGATCTGATTGTATAACTAGAGCGCCAGCGCCACCGCCAACAATATTAGTTGCTCTTAAGGATAATGTTGCAGTATCTGCATTTCCTTTAAAATTATTAGCATAAACATTGTTAAACTTGTAACTTGGTATGCCTAAATTTGTTATGTTATCACCTATTAGTGCAGGAGAATTAGGGCCGCCTAATGACAGCGATGTTAACGTGTCAACAAGTTTTATGTCAGGTCCAGTTGGGCCTAGATCAAAATTTAATGCTCCTGTTTCAGATCTAATTGTAGGAACACTATCGTCAACAAACAAATTAAATTGAGATGAACTTCCTATAGTTATTCCAAGATCTGCTACACTTAACCCTGTTAAAGTTCCTACAGAAGTCAGACTAGACATTAATACGTTAGATGCCAGTGTATTGCCTGTTAATATACCTGCAGGTGCAGGTATTGTTATATCACTTGTACCATCAAAGTTAACACCGTTAATTTTTCTTGCATTGGCTAGTTGAGTAGCTGTTGCCGCATTTCCCGAAAGTGTTGCGCCAACAAAAGAATTAGCTTCAATAATATTAAATCTACTAGTTCCGCTGGTTGCAGTTACATTGCCAGTTAAATTTCCTACAAATGTAGCCGTAATTGTACCTGCTGAAAACCCGCCTTCGCTGTTACGAGCTACAATTTTTCCAATAGCATTAGTAGATGATGCGTCTACTGACCAAGTAGTTTCTTGAGCTCCGTCAAAATCATTTCCTACAATATATGATCCGCTAATCAAAGAACGTGTTGTAGAAGATTTAATAGTTACGTTTGAAGTTCCGTTAAAAGGTACTCCGTTAATATTTCGACTAGTTTTTAATGCGTCAGCTGTTCCAGCATTACCTGTAACATTTCCATTTATTTTTGATGCTGATGATAAATTAATTCCAGCGGTTAAATTAGTTTCGAATCCATCTATTGCAGCATAAGGATTTATAGTAAACGCCGATGCTGTACATATTGCAAAAGGAACATCATCTGTTTCAAATATAAGAACAGGACGTTGATTTCCTACAGTATCATCTAGTGTAGTTGCTCGAACTTTAGTCGATCCAAATCCTCTAACCGCCTCTGGTCCTATTAATTGCCATTCGGAGCCAGTATACACTTTTAATTGATTAGCATTTGTGTCCAACCAAAAAGATCCGGCTATTGTGGTTGTTGGAGCATCTTGGCTTAAAATTGCTGATCCTACAGGAACCCATTCTTCTAAATTATATACTTTGACTAAATTGGCCGAAGTATCAAACCATAATTGCCCGGTTAACGGCCTTGCTGGTGGTTTATTATTAGCAAAATTTTCTAGCAACCACAGAAAATTTTCATTTTGTGCTTCACCATAGCCAACATAGTTTCTTCCAACTAAGTTGATGCTGGTACTGGTGTCTATAGTACCGTCGTCAAGTACTATTAGTTGTTCACCGTTAAATTTATTAATAACGTAAGACATTTATATCGCTCCGATTGATTATGGTGGTAATAACGTATCTGATTGCCAAATCCAAGCACCAATGTTTAAAACAAACTCTTTAATAATTCTAGTTGTTACAATTGGTTGGGCAGTTATCGAAGCAGTTGGAAAAGTTATTCCTGTAACAGCTTGGCCTGTGGCGCCTCCTAAATCTGTTAAGAAGGGGTTAGTATTAACTGTAGGAGGAAGTGAATTGATATCCAATGTAACTGCGTTATTAGTATTAATTGTACATAATATTCTTGCCACTGTACCAGACCTAAATTCCGCCGGCGGAGCAAGATTATTTAATATATTAATAATAATATAGGTGTTTGATTTAGCATCAGATAAATCCATACTGAAAACTAACGGCCTTGTTTCAATTGTATTATCTACATATTCTTTTGTGGCTGCATCTTGCGGATCAATAGGATCAACAAGATTTGTAATTCTAGCTGAATCATTTAAAACAACGTTACCAGTACCGTCAGGGAATATTTCAACGTCATAATTACTAGAAACCGTAGATATTCTATGGTTTTCTAATCTCATTTGAGCTACCGGAGGTGCTCCAGGACCAACGTTAATTACTGTTTGTGTACCAAAAGAACTAACACCCGGAATACTAGTAATACTAGAGCCTAAACTGTTTCCATCAATAACCTTGGTGCCGCCAATATAAAGAGCCTTGCCAGAATCTAAGTTAAGTGTTTCTGACACATCTAACCAGTTATCAGCGTTAGAATAGGAAATTGTTTTGTCTGTAGTTCCTTTGATTGTAATTCCAGCACCGTCGGCTGTTGAATTTGTTGGATTAGTGACACTCGCAATGATTATGTTTTTGTCTTCTACAACTAAATCATTGGTATTAAGTGTTGTGGTTGTTCCCTGAACTTCTAAATTTCCAACAATGGTTAAATCGCCACCTACTCTAACTTGGCTATCTTCATATCCATAATATAGATCGATTGTTCGTTGAGATGATCCTATAACAACTGCGTTTTCTTGGTTAATGCCTTTTCGAACGTTAAGAATTAAATTCTTATCGGTTGAAGCGTTTGACATAAAAATGTCACCGCTGGTAACATACAAGTTAGATTGACCGGCTGATCCAATAACTATACCCTGGTCTGTGGTAATTCGTAGTTGTCCATTAATCGCATTTGATGTATCTCTACGAACATAGGTCGTTGCTACTGCTCCGCCAAGTTGTTCTGAATTTGTTACAGTTACATTAAATTTTAATCCGTCTAATGTTCCTGCATTAAATCCTGGTTCGATACTACCAGAATATCCAATAATCTCTGCTTTAGGTGTAAAACTGTCTTTAGAAAAAATTCCTAATAAAATTCCGTTATTATACAAGTATGTAATAACTCGAGTTTGGTTAAGAGTATCGAGAATACTATCAACTTTTAAACCGCTTAATCCTTGTGAAGCTGAATATGCTGGGCCTAATAAAATAGGATTTGTACCGTCATAAAAATATAATTGGCCGCCAATGTTATCAAACCATAAATCTCCGCTAGCTAGTGTATCTGGTTGTGTATTTGAAATAGTTGCAGAACTTACCGGTACAAATGTCGATCCGTTGTAAACTTTTAATTTATTTTCAGAAGAATCGTACCATACTTGGCCTTTAATAGGATGCTCTGGAGCAGTAGTACTTGAAAAATTTTCTAATATTTTAATTAGGTTTTCATTTAATGCTTCGCCAAACCCGCTGTAATTTTTTCCAATAAGAGTTATGTCAGTTGATAATTCATCAATTTGACCGTCTGCTACTGTTGCTACGATTGTACCGTCTGTTTTATTAATTTGATATGCCATATTTTTTTAACCTAATTAGAATAACGGTGGACCTGATCTAATAATATAATTAATAGTCAAGTAGGGATTCATAATACCAACAGCCGTACCTAATGTTGTTCCAGTTGGTTTTTTAATTCCTCCGGAGTCTTTTAAATATTGTGCCTGACCTGGAGCGGTTGGACCTGGTCCAGTAACTGCATCCGGATCAATGGTAGTTGTGACTGCAATAACATTATAATCTTGTCTTGACGAACTTAAAGAGTGAGAGTGTTCTGGTAAATTTGATAATGTCAATGTCACAGAACTTTGACCGGCTGTACCTGCTAGAGTCTGGGCCTTAGTGTCAGTTACTCTGCCTGCTGTGCCGCCACCTGCATCAACATATCCACCTGTTGATATTGGAACTGTGCCTCCGTTGTCCATATTATCTTTACCTAACGGGAATCTTCCTCTTAGGTCCGGAATTCTAAATGTGTTGACTCCAGTTAACGAACCTGTACCATTATATGTTGTTCCAATTACATCGTATAGATCTGGAAATTTTGATCTTTCAACTTCTGATCCATCACAAAATAAAAAACCATAAGGTGCTGTTGCGCCTGCATATGGAATGATGCCACCGATTGGAATACCCATATCTCCAACAAATGTGTCTCTTGTTTGTTTTAATAAACCAGACGATATAGTTGTAGATTCGCTTGCTCTATATGTTAATACATAATCTGTCTTTTTAGATACTTTAGGAAATGGTTCGGACTTACTAGAAATAATGTTTGCAGTAAGAGTTGTGTTAAAAATCTTAGTGTAACTTCCTGTTTGCCCGTCGAACTGAATTGCAGGACTAACAACGTCTCCGGATAACTGAAATGTTGTAACATTTTTTAATGATGTCGCTGTGTTAGAATTACCACTAATATTTCCATCAAGGACGCCTTGAATGGTATCTGCAATAATTGTTTTAGCCTGTACTGTATTCCATCTCTTTAATCCGGTTCCTAGATTAAAGGTATCAGTTGTTTTTGGTTGTATTGTATTAGATTCTAATACTCCAGCAATACTAGCACCCTCGCCAACTAAAAGATTTTTAGAAATTGCTACACCGCCGGCGGTCCTGATGCTTCCGTTATTTAAATTTGTACTTGCTGTAATATCTGTTACAATAACAGAACCAGTAAGTTTAATGTTTCCGTCAACATCTAATGCTTCAGTAGGACTGGCTTGATTAATACCAACTGTATTATCAACTACTTTAAGAATAGTAGAAGGAATACCATTTCTGTTTGTCTGTATATCAATCGAACTGCCTGCTGCCGAATTATAAATCTTAGCGGTGGTAGCAGTAGTTCCGATATTAAATGTTCCGTCAATACCTACGGTTAAGCCGTTATTATTTCTAATATTAAACGCATAGTCAGTAGTATTAACTGTATTAGATCTTAAAAATTTTCCGGCAGCAACTTCAACGCCGCCAATGTTTAAGGCATTTGCATTTTTAGCTGTTCCATATAAAGTAGGAAGGTACCCTCCAACAAACTCATTTATTGCAGAGTCTGTTGTTGGCAATGAAATATTCATACCTGATCGAATAATATCAAATCCGGTAATTAAAACTTTTGGGGTAAAACTGTCTTTAGAAAAAATAATTACAGGAATATCTGCAATATAAAATGTTAAAATATATCGAGTGATGTTATCCGAATCGGAAATACTTTCAACTACTGGTCCGTATCTTAAACCGTCTACAGAACTTTCTGCAGGACCAACTAATAGCCAACGTGTGCCTGTAAAAATACGAAGCTGTTGATTAGTTGTATCTACCCATAATTCACCAACCTTGCTTTCTGCAACTGCTGGTTCTGTTGTTCCCTTTTGAATTCCCGATGCTGCTTTCCAACTTGTGTTGTCCCACATCATTAGAATTCCGTCATCGCTCTTATACCAAAGTTGTCCTTCTGTAGGATTCATTGGTTCGTCTGTTGAAGCAAAATTCTCTAATAATGCTAAAAAGTTTTCGGCTACAATCTGACCGTACCCAGTAACGTTTCTACCTGGAAATGTTAAACTAGTATCAGTGTTTGATGTATTATCAAATACTGTTATAGGAGTCTTATTTGCACTATCTGTAAAATTAACAATATATGGCATTTATTAAGCTCCTGTAAATCCAGTTAAACTTTGTATACGAATTGTGTAGTCAATTTGTAATAATCTGTTTAACGATTTTTGAACTGGGTGGAAAACTACGTGGGTTAACAATTTGCCTGTTCCGTTGGGGTTGTAGCTCATTAGTCCCAGTTCATCAAATACAAATTCTCCATTCATATCAACAGAGTTATCAAATGCTTCTTGATCTAAAGGCTCGCCGTAGTCTAATAAACAACTAATTAAAATGTCGCTATAAGTTGCTCCGCTGATATGTCTAATTTCCATTTTATTTCTCAACGGGTCAGTATTTGATGACGAATTCTGATCAACAATTTTTGAATAAGTTTGGTTATATAAGCTAGAATTAATACCAGTTGTATTTGGAGTTAGATATGTTATTAACCCTGTTGGATCTACTGTTGTTCCGCCTGTTCCAAACACCATTTGATATACTGTTCCTTGACCTTGATTTGACAACGATTGTACCATTGCAACTGACATATTTTCGTAATGGATAGCGTTGCGTTTATCAATAAACACCTCTTTGGTCTCGGGATCGAAGATTTTAATATGCCCTTCAAAATGGAATCCGCCCGTTTCGTTTGGGCGTTTTTCCTGCGGCTGTGTAGTTTTTTCTTGATTTTGCGACATTTTATTCTCGTTTGACTCCATCATCATATATTTATTCAGGTATAGAAGTGGTCTTCTGCGCTATGAATTTAGCTACAGGAGTGTTGTTATTCAACAAAGTAACACCCGAACTTGCCGATGTTTCGCTTCTATCGTACCAGGTTTTTCCTGTTCTTCTAATTAAAGTTATACGTGTTCCAGCTTTTAACGGGTTAGTTAAGCGTAGATAGTTTGATGACCCGTCAACTGAAAAATCAGCTTCAGTTACAATAAATCCATCTATACCGTTATTTTCACTCCAAACAACCTGCGGGTCTTTTACTAATCTTCGGCCCTCTGCAAACACTTCAATAGTATCACAAGGTCCGTAGTTAGTAGGAATTGTAATTAAATCCCAGTAAGTTTCCCAATCGTTAGATTCTAAAGGTTTAATATTAATACAAGGTCTGATATTTGTATAAAAACTATCATCAACCTGTATAACATTGCCGGTTACATACTTAATTTTTTCATCATAGATGCCCTTAG